TAGCAAATATCCTTTCAACAGAGATACTTGCTGAGATCAACAGAGAAGTTATCAGAACAATCTATAAGGTTGCTGAACCTGGTGCTCAACAGAACACTGCTACAGGTGGTACTTTTGACTTAGACGTTGACTCAAACGGAAGATGGTCAGTTGAGAAGTTCAAAGGACTTATCTATCAGATTGAAAGAGACGCAAACGCAATCGCACAAAGAACTCGTCGTGGAAAGGGTAACATGATCCTTTGCTCCGCAGACGTTGCTTCTGCTCTTACAATGGCTGGTGTACTTGATTATACTCCTGCACTTAACGCTAACCTACAAGTTGATGACACAGGCAATACATTTGCTGGTGTATTACAAGGTAAGTATAGAGTATACATCGATCCATATTCAGCAAACGTTGGTTCTTCACCATCTGGTGCTCAGTACTACGTTGTTGGATACAAAGGTACTTCTCCATATGACGCTGGATTATTCTACTGTCCTTACGTTCCTCTACAGATGGTTCGTGCGGTTGGTCAGGATACATTCCAACCAAAAATTGGATTCAAGACCAGATATGGTATTGTTGCCAACCCATTTGCTGAAGGAACAACAGCAGCACTTGGAGCATTAAGACAGAATGCTAACAGATACTACAGAAGAGTTAAAGTTACTAACCTTATGTAATATAAATATCTCGTTCGAGATAATAGAGACTCCTTCGGGGGTCTCTTTTTTTATCTAAATAAATATAATACTAGTATAATTCAATGAAACCAACTCCAAGACAATACAAAGAAGCGGTTGAACGCACTGAAAAAATTAAAGAATATTTAATTAAAGAGGGTTATGCTGATAATCCAGAAATGGCAGATAGTATTATAATGGGAATGAGTGAGCAATGGTACGAAACTATTCTTGAAGATTCATGAAAAACTTTAATGATTTTATTGAAGAAGCTGCTTCTAAAGTTTCACTAACAGAATCAACAATAAAAAAATGTCCTAAAGGAAAATATTGGTGTTACACTGATAAAAAATGTAAAAAAATTCCTGGTGGATATCACATTGGATATGGTGGAAGGTTAGCACCAGATAATAGATCAGATTCTGGTAATGGAAACGGTAATGGAAATGGTAAGGGCGGTAATGGAAATGGTAATGGTGGTAATGGAAATGGTAATGGCGGTGGAAATGGCGGTGGAAATGGTGGTGGAATGGGAGAGTCTTTTATTAATCTTCCATTAAATGTTGAAATACCAAAAAATCAAACTGAATTTGATCTTGGATTAATGTTTAGAGAATCTTTAGAAGAAAATAGTGGTATGCTATTTGTATTTGAAGAAGTTGGTAAAAAACATTTTCATATGAAAAATACAGTAATACCTTTGGATATTGCTTTTATCAACAAATATGGTATAATAGAGAGTATAGAAGAATTATTACCTTTAAAAGTGCTCCCCATATCATCATCAACGGAAGTTCTATATGCGTTAGAAGTAAATCGTGGTTGGTTTAAAAAAAATAATGTAAATGTTGGAGATCAAATCATTAATGTCAATCCAAATGAGGGTTAATGAATGGCAAAACTATCAGATACACAAATAGCCAATCGTAATTTTCTTTCTCCTGTAGGATTTAAATTTTCTCTTTCAAAATTTCCAAAAGTTGATTTTTTTTGTAACTCAGCAAGAATACCTGAAATTACACTAGGAACAGCGATACAACCAAATTATCTAAAAGAAATTGATATACCTGGAGAAAAATTAATTTACGGGGATCTTTCAATAAGATTTTTAGTTGATGAACAATTAGAAAATTATGTTGCTGTTCATAATTGGTTAACTGGTCTTGGGTTTCCAGAAACACCACAACAGTTTGTAGATAAAACGACTGATAGGGATGGATTGAGAGATTTTCAAGAGCAATTTTGTGATGGTAGTCTTCATATATTGAATAGTAATTATAAAGATGTTGCTATTGTAAAATTCAAAGATATATTTCCAACATCAATAACATCATTAGATTTTGATGCTACTGAAACTGATATAAATTATTTTACAGCAGAGGCAACTTTTAAATATATTATTTACAGTATTGTAGGAACTGATGGAAAAACTTTATGAATCTTGAACAAATTCAGGAAATGTGGGAGCGAGATGCTGTCATTGATCCTGATAATTTACATGATGAATCATTAAAAATACCTCAACTTCATTCAAAGTATTATACAATTTATAATACAATTACTTTACTGAGAGAGAAGGCAAGAGATTCTTATAATAAAATTCGTTTAGAAAGACATAACTACTACACAGGAAAAGCACCTGCCGAAGTATATGTTGAAGATCCTTTTCCATACAAAGTTAGAGAAAAAGATGCTATACAAAGACATATGGATGCAGATGAGAAAATGAGTTCAATTAATATGAAAATAAAATATTATGATGTAATTCTTAAATTTTTGGAAGAAATAATTCGTAATGTTTCAAACAGAACATATCAAATTAAAAATGCCATTGAATGGCAACAATTTCAATCAGGATTCTAATAAACACTTTAAAAAACTGGTATAAATAAAATTAAATGATGGAGATGTTATGTCTCATTTGGTTATTTCGAAAAAGAATGAGATATATCTTACTATAAAATCAGAAGCTCATGTTTATTATGAACTATCAGATTACTTTACTTTTGAAGTACCTGGTGCTAAGTTCATGCCATCATATAAAAACAAGTATTGGGATGGAAGAATAAGATTATTTAATCCTCAAAAGGGAGAAATATATGTTGGACTATTAGATAGAGTAGTACAATTCTGTAACGATCACGAATATACATATCAGTTTGTTAATAATGAATATTATGGATTGCCATTTGAAGTAAATGATTTTATATCATTAGAAGGTGTAAAAGATTACATGACAGCTATTTCTAGATATAAACCTAGAGACTATCAAATAGATGGTGTGTATGATGCTTTAAAACACAATCGAAGATTAATTATAAGTCCAACGGCATCTGGTAAATCTCTAATGATTTATTCAATAGTGCGTTATTTTGTAGAACAGAGAAAAAATATTTTAATTGTAGTTCCAACAACATCATTAGTTGAACAGATGTACAAAGATTTTTCTGACTACGGATGGAATGTTGGTTCATTTTGTCATAAAATATATGCTGGAAAAGAAAGAGAAACTGATTCTCAAGTAATTATAACAACTTGGCAATCAATTTATAAGTTACCTCGAAAATATTTTCAGAGATTTAATTGTGTGATTGGTGATGAAGCACATCAATTTAAATCAAAGTCACTCATATCAATCATGACTAAATTAGCTGATGCGAAATATAGATATGGATTTACAGGAACTTTAGATGGAACTGAAACTCATAAATGGGTTTTGGAAGGATTGTTCGGACCATCATACAAAGTTATAAAAACTAAAGAATTAATGAAAAAGGGACATCTTGCCAAATTAGATATAAATGTATTACTATTAAAACATCCACCAAATAAGTTTGAAAACTTTGAAGAAGAAATACAATACATTATTACTCACCAACGTCGAAATAATTTTATTAAAAATCTTGCTTTAGATTTAAAAGGCAATACTCTCATATTATACGCAAGAGTTGAAGGTCATGGTGAACCTTTATATAATTTAATAATAAATAGTAATATCATAGAACAACGCCAAGTATTTTTTGTACATGGTGGAGTGGTGACTGAAGATCGAGAAAAAGTACGATCAATTACAGAAACAGAAACAAACGCTATTATCATTGCTTCTTACGGTACTTTTTCAACTGGAATTAACATTAAAAATCTTCATAATGTTATCTTTGCCTCCCCATCAAAATCTAGAATTAGAAATCTCCAATCAATTGGTAGAGTATTAAGAAAGGGGAATAATAAAACAAAAGCGACCCTCTATGATATTGCTGATGATATCAGTTACAAATCTAAAAAAAACTATACACTCAATCATTTGATTGAGAGAATTAAAGTTTATAACCAAGAAAACTTTAATTATGATATAGTAAACATACCTTTAAAAAACTAATGGGAGATGAATTTTACGCTATAATTAAACTCGTATCAGGTGAAGAAATATTTTCTATGGTTTGTTCTGATACTAATGAAGATGATCCAGTTCTTCTTCTACATCATCCTGTCATTATGAATATGATTCAATCAAACAAAACATCATTTATCAAAGTAACTCCTTGGATGGAAATGACTGATGATGATATGTTTGCTGTTAAATTGGATAAAATTATTACTATGACAGAGACAAATGATAAAAAATTAATACAAGTTTATAAAAATTATATTGAAGATATTAATAACGAGGATGATAAAAATACACTAGACATGTATAAATGTGGAGGAAAGGTTAATATATCGAACAAGATGGGATACATATCTAGCGTAGAAGAAGCTAGAAATTCTTTGGAAAAAATATTTAATACTAATAAAGAAACTTAAAGCTATATTTTTCTCTTGAAACCTTACAAAGGTTATTGTACACATATTTCATACACTTGTCAAGCTGTAAAAATATGCTATAATATAATATAGTAAAGACAAGGTAAAAATTATGCCTAGAAAAAAGTCTGAACACTATGTAAATAATAAAGAACTCTTGGAGGCACTTATTGTCTATAGAGCTAAAGTTGCTCATGCAAAAGACAATGATTTACCAAAACCACGTATTACTAATTATCTTGGAGAGTGTTTTTTAAAGATAGCAACACACCTATCATATAAACCTAATTTTGTAAATTACATGTTTAGGGATGATATGATATCTGATGGAATTGAAAATTGTGTTCAATATATTCACAATTTCGATCCTGCAAAATCTAAAAATCCTTTTGCATATTTTACACAGATTATACATTATGCTTTTCTTAGAAGAATTCAGAAAGAGAAAAAACAATTAGATATTAAAACAAAGATTATTGAAAAAACAGGATACGATGAAGTTATGATGGTTGATGACAATTCTCTAGCTGGTAGTAGTTCTGAATATAATACGATTAAGGATAATATTCAGTACAAATCTTCAAATAGATGAAAATAGCAATTATTACAGATACACATTTTGGTGCTCGTAAGGGAGCAGATTATATTCATAATTATTTTAAAAAATTTTATGATAACATTTTCTTTCCATATTTAGAGAAACATAATATTGATACCATTATACACATGGGAGATGTTTTTGACAGTCGTAAATCAATTGACTATCAAAGTTTGGAATGGTCTAAAAGAGTTATGTTTGAACCTTTAAAAAAATATAAAGTATATGCTATTACTGGAAATCATGATGTTTATTATAAAAATACAAATAAAGTAAATTCACCAGAACTTTTATTAAAAAGTTATGATAATATAGTCATCTATTCAAATCCAACTGAAATTAATGTTGGAGGTTTGGATATATTACTTTTACCTTGGATAAACTCTGAAAATTTTAAAGAAAGCAAAGAATTTATCAATAAAAGCAAAAGTAAAGTTGTAATGGGTCATTTAGAAATAAATGGTTTTAAAGCAACTCGTGGTCACATGATGGAAGATGGTATGGATGTAAATATCTTTGATAAGTTTGAAAAAGTTTATTCAGGTCATTTTCATACTCGTTCATCTGATGGTAAGATATACTATCTTGGTAATCCATATGAAATGTATTGGAATGATGTAAATGATAAAAGAGGATTTCATATCTTTGATACCGAAACTCTTGTACATACTCCAATTAATAATCCTTATAAATTATTTTACAACATATATTATGAAGACACACCCCATCAAACATTTGATTCGACTGAATATGCGAATAAATTAGTAAAGGTAATTGTCAGAAAAAAGACGAATACGAAACAGTTTGAAAAATTTATAGATAAATTATATTCTTCTAATGTTCAAGATTTAAAAATAATTGAAAATTTTGTTATTCAAGAAAATGAAAATTTTGAAATAGATGAAGAAGAAAATACCTTATCTATATTAAATAGATATATTGATGAATCTGAATTTCAATATGATAAAAATATTATAAAGGGTATTTTTCAAGATCTTTACAGACAAGCTTGCGAGGTAGAATAATGTATCTTCTTACACTTGAAGGTAGAAAAGACGACGGTGCTTATGCCGTTCAAGATCATCAAGGAGATAAAGTATTGTTTATGTTTGAAGAAGAGGATGATGCGACTCGATATGCTTTGATGTTGGAAGATAATGAAATGTATGAAAAACCCATGCAGGTTGTAGAAATTGATGAAGACCTTGCGTTAAAGACATGTATGGTATATAATTATAAGTATGCTGTAATTACACCTGAAGATATAGTAGTGCCTCCAAAGGATGATAATATTCAAAACGATTAAATGGAAAAATTTTCTATCTACTGGTGATCAGTGGACTGAAATTAATTTTCAACACAAAGATACAAACCTAATCATAGGTACAAATGGTGCTGGCAAATCTACAATGTTAGATGCCTTGACCTTTAGTTTATTTAATAAACCTTTTCGTAAGATAAACAAATCACAACTAATAAATGCCACAAACGAAAAAGATTGTTTAGTTGAAGTTGTATTTGATTTAAATGGTAGAGAATATCTAGTAAGAAGAGGTATAAAACCAAATATATTTGAAATTGATGTTGATGGCACTGTGATGAATAAACAGGCTGATGATAGATCGATGCAGAAAATATTAGAGGAAACTATTTTAAAGGTTAATTATAAATCTTTTACTCAAATTGTAATTTTGGGTAGTAGTACCTTTGTCCCTTTTATGCAGTTATCTGGATCTAACCGTAGGGATGTAATTGAAGATTTATTAGATATTCGTATTTTTTCTGCGATGAATCATCTGATAAAAGAAAATATGCGTCTATTGAGAGAAAAAACAAAATCTTTAACTTTTAAAAAAGATAATTTAAAAGATAAAATTCAAATGCAGAAGAGTTTTATTAAAGAGTTAGAAGATCAGGGAAAGAATAGTATTACTGAAAATGAGAAAAAAAGAGATTCTCTAAGTGATGAGATTTGTGTTCTCATTATGAAAACTGAAGGATTAGAAGATAGTGTATATGGTCTTACTGAGCAACAAAAAGAGTTAATTGGTGCTGGTGAAAAGTTACTGAAACTTAACAATTTGAAAGGTAAATTATCACAAAAAGTATCCACCATAACCAAGGAACACAAGTTCTTTACTGATAATGTAACATGCCCTACATGTACTCAATCTATAGAAGAATCGTTTCGGTTAAATAAAATTAATGACGTTCAAACTAAAGCGAGGGAATTAAAAAAAGGGTTCGAAGACCTTGAAGAATCTATCAAAACCGAACAAGACCGAGAACGTCATTTTAACAATTTATCTAAGGAGATTACTAAACTCAACCATGATATTTCTCAAAACAATACTTATATCTCGATTAAACAAAAACAAATTAGAGAACTCGAATCTGAAATTCAAACTATTACCGAACGATTTAAAAACAGAAATACTGAAAACAAAAAATTAGTTGAGTTTAAATCAAATTTAAAAGAAACAATGACCGATCTATCATCGGTTAGAGACGAATCATTACATTATGATTTTGCCTACTCTTTACTTAAAGATGATGGAGTTAAGACAAAGATTATAAAAAAATATTTACCTTTTATCAATCAGCAAGTAAATAGATATTTACAATTAATGGATTTTTATATCAACTTTACTCTGGATGAGGAGTTTAATGAAACAATTAAATCTCCAATACATGAAGATTTTTCATATTCTTCTTTTAGTGAAGGTGAAAAAATGAGAATTGATCTAGCACTTTTATTTACTTGGAGGGAAGTAGCAAGAGTTAAAAACTCAGTAAATACTAATTTATTGATCATGGATGAGGTGTTTGATAGTTCTCTTGATGGTTTTGGAACTGATGAATTTATGAAAATTATTAGATATATAATAAAAGGTGCTAATATTTTTATTATATCTCATAAAACTGAATTGAGTGACAAATTTGAAAGTGTCATAAAGTTTGATAAAGTAAAAGGATTCTCTCGTAAAATATCTTAGGGGACAATTAATAAAGTGTCCATTCAACCGTCCCAAGGGGCGGTTTCGTTGTTATTATAGATGTATAGATAAAAAACCACCATGTTAGTCAATCACGAAATTAAATCTCAACTCGCTAAACTTCTCGCGACAGAAGATCTTATTGTAGAAAACAAAAGTGTAGAAACAGCATCATTTAACACTCATACTCGTGTTCTAACACTTCCTAATTGGGATAGAGCAAGTAATAATGTATATGATACTTTGGTGGCACATGAAGTAGGACATGCTCTTTACACCCCAGACAGAGAGTGGTGGAAAGAATTTAAAATAAATCCAAGTATAGTTAACATTGTAGAAGATGCACGAATTGAAAAATTAATGAAAAGAAGATATGGTGGTATATCTAAAACTTTTCATACTGGATACAATGAACTATTTGATCAAGATTTTTTTCAAATACATGATAGAGATTTATCAACAATGAACATTGCTGATAGAGTTAATTTATTCTATAAGGTTGGATTTTTTACTGATGTTCCATTTAGTATAAAAGAAAAAACACTTCTTGATAAAATTAATACTTGTGAAACTTTTGATGATACCTTAAAAGTTTCAAAACTTCTTCATGAATATTGCATGGAGGAGGTTAAGAAGAAAAGAGAAGAAGAAATGAATTCAGAATCTGAACTTGATACGAATGATGATAGTTTACCTCAAAATGGTTCTACTGGTGAATCTGATGATACTAATCAAGACGATGACGAAGAATTTGAAGTTAAAGATAATCAAGAAGTTGAAAATGATGAGGTTGATGATAATGTAAAACTTGCTGATAAAACTGGTGGAGAAACCTTTGAAGAATTTGAAATTGAAACTGCCGATGCTTTGGAGGAAGCTTTAAAAGATTTAACAAATACTAATAGACACAGAGAAAATGAATACATTGAATTACCAAAAGTTAATTTAGATAATATAATTGCCTCTAATTCTGAAATATATGATCGTATGAAAACATATTGGGATCTTGAAACAGAGAGTTGGGATAATAGACGTTTTGCTTACGCAATAAAAGCGGAAGATAGATTTAAATATTCTGATAAAAAGTTTTTAGAATTTAAAAAAAGTTCTAGAAAAGAGGTTAACTATCTTGTAAAAGAATTTGAATGTAAAAAAGCTGCCGATGCTTATGCTCGTTCAACTGTTTCCAGAACAGGTGTTCTTGATACTACAAAACTTCATACTTACAAATATAGTGAAGATCTTTTCAAAAAAATTAATATAGTTCCAGATGGTAAAAATCATGGATTAATTTTTATTTTAGATTGGTCTGGTTCTATGGGTTGGGTCATGCTTGACACATTAAAACAATTATATAATTTACTATGGTTTTGTAAGAAAGTTAACATACCTTTTGAGGTTTATGCTTTCACAAATGAATTTCCAAATCCATATAGAGGAGATCTTTATGAAGTAAAACCTGGTCGAATCTGTATTGAACAAACATTTTCTTTATTAAATTTGTTTACAAGTAAAGTTAAATCTAGTGTATTAGATGAACACATGAAATACATTTTTAGATTAGGATGTCTTTTCAATCGTAATGATAGATGTTATTATGATGTTCCCATTGGAATGAATCTTTCTGGAACACCATTAAGCGAATCCCTTATATCTCTTCATCAAATTATACCTCAATTTCAAAAAGATAATAATGTACAAAAAGTACAATGCGTGGTATTGACTGATGGTGAAGCATCCTCTGTGCGATATCATAGAGAATATTATAATAATTATACAGGTAAATTTGAAGTAGGATATGGAAATGTTAATGATAATTGTTTAATTAGAAATCGTAAAACTGGGCATACTTATACCTGTCATGGTGATAATTATTATTGGACAGATATTACAAGTATATTATTGAATGATTTACGTCAAACTTTTCCAAATACTAACTTTATTGGAATTCGTATTCTACCATCTCGTGAAGCTGGATCTTTTGTTAGAAAACATGTTGGATATGAAAACAATAGATATGAAATTATAATGAAACAATGGAAAAAAGAAAGATGTTTTTCTATCAAAAATGTTGGTTATCATACTTACTTTGGTTTATCATCAAGTTCTCTATCTAATGAGGATACTTTTGAGGTACAAGAAGATGCTTCAAAGGCAGAAATCAAAAAAGCTTTTACAAAAAGTCTTAAAGGTAAAAAAATGAATAAAAAGATATTAGGAGAATTTATAGAACTTGTTGCCTGATAAATAGATTTATCAATTAAAATAGAAAAATGACAAGATTTGGAGACCTATTAAAGGGCAGTGTATCTACAAATTCTGTAGAAGAAACAGTAGTGGACACTGCTCCTGCCTCAGTTGAAGATCCTGTGAATCCAGAACCACTTAATTTATGGAATCTATCAAAAGAAGAACTAGAAGATTATGGACGTACAATAGGTATTGAATTAGATCGTAGACATAATAAATCAAAATTAGTAAAACAACTGGAAAATTATATTGATGGGCAGTAAGTAACCAATTAAAAAAGTGTCCACTAGGGGTCGTCAGATCCCTTTTTTAGTATTATAATTGATGTATAAATAAATTTTACATCATGTCTTACGTGCCTTTCCAAATCAAAATGACTGAAGAGCAACTTACTGATAAGTTAAGATCCCTCTATGGATCAGAATTTACCACAGCAGATATTAAAGGATTTTGCTCTATGAATGATATTACCTATCAAACCGTAACTAGAAAATTACAAAAGTATAAAGTATCTAAAGGAAAATGGAATCTTGAAATAACTCAAGAAACAGTTGAAAATATTGAAAAAACATTTAATTCTCCTTCTGGTACACCCGCATCTGAAAAAAATTTAATCCCTACAATAGAAGAAACTTTTGTTAAGTTTGGAAGTTTTAATGATGTAAAAAAAATAATACAATCAAAACAATTCTATCCTACATTCATTACTGGATTATCTGGTAATGGTAAAACTTTCTCGATTGAGCAAGCATGTGCTCAGTTAGGTAGAGAACTCATTCGTGTAAACATTACAATTGAAACAGATGAAGATGATCTTATTGGCGGTTTCCGTCTTGTTAATGGTGAGACCGTATGGCACAATGGCCCAGTCATTGAAGCTCTCGAACGAGGAGCAATCTTGTTACTTGACGAAATC